GATGCGGTGGTGGTGCCGGCAACGCCGGGCGTGTGGGGGAGGGTGAAGCGATGAGCGCTGCCCGCATCCTGCTGCGCGCGGTCGGCATCCTCGGCCGCGGGGAGGCGATCACCTCGGCGGCGCTGGCCGAGCGCATGCCGTGCTGCAGGACCAGCGCGCAGAAGGTGCTGATGGCGCTGCGCAAGGAAAAGCTGATCCGCATCGTGGCCTGGGAGCGCTCGGGGCAGGTCTGGATGGCGCGCTATGCCTGGGGCAAGGGCCACGACGTGGCCAAGCCGCGCGCGCTGACGCGGCACGAGAAGTGGCTGGCGCAGAAGAACGACCCGGCCTATGAGCAGCAGCACAAAGCGGCGACGGCGCGCTACCGGGAGCGGCAGCGGGCAGCGGAGAGACCACCGCCCAACCTGCTCGAGATCGTCATGCCCACCTTCAGGATGCGGCGGGGCGGCACCGGCATGACAACGCGGGTGCACCGGCTGAGCAACAAAGAGGACGACGAGGAATGAGCGCCATGCAACGTCGCAAGGGGCAGACGGGGGAACGCGAGTTCTTTGCCGAGCTGAGCGGCCGGCTGGGCTACGTGGTGCGGCGCAACGTCGATCAGGCAAGGCGCGGAGGCGCAGACGGCATTGAGGTGCAGGGCTGGGCCATTGAGGTCAAGCGGCACGAAACCGGGTGGAGGGAAGCATGGTGGGAGCAGGCAGTGCGGCAGGCAACGGAATCAGACCGGTGGCCGGCGTTGGCGTACCGGGCCTCGAGGCAGCCGTGGCGCATCCGCGTGTGGCTGGCGTCGTGCAGCGAGATCGGCACCCGCGAGGAGTGGGCCGAGGTGGATCTGGACACGTTTGCTTTGATCGTGCGGGAGAGCCTGTGACCGAGTGGAGCACCGTCGAGCACTGGCTGGCCGAGTGGGCGCGCTGGATGCGCCGTGACGAGGTTGGGCGCGGCTACCCGTCGAGGGCCGCAGGACTGGCCACGGGCGGGGCCAGCGAGCACTTTGACGACCTGGTGGAGCGCGCGGATTTGATCTCGGTCAGGGCGGTGGATGCAGCGGTGCGCAGCCTGTCGCACGAGCTGCAGGCGGCGGTGGCGCATGTTTGGTTGGCGGCGGTCTACCGGCTGCGCAGGCCAGCGATGGTGGCGTATCAGGAGGCGCTGGGGCTGCTCGAGATCGAGATGAGGAAGCGAGGGGTGTTGTGAGCAGACCTGTTGACATGTACAGTGGTCTCAGGCACTATCTGCTTATCGGCGGGTTCGCTCGCCCTGAAGAAACGTAAACCCGCCACGAGCGGGTTTTTTTTCGCGCGGAGGAATCATGGCCAAGCCGAAGAAGCCGGGGACGAAGCCGCGGCCCTGCTATCTGTAACAGATCGAAATAGAACGAGTATGGCGCGAGGATTCAAGACCGGGGGCCGACAGCCTGGGTCTCCGAACAAATCGACTGCCGAGGCGCGACAGGCGATTGCTGCATTCGTTGATGGCAACTCGCACCGGCTGCAGGAGTGGCTGGACCGCGTCGCCGAGACCGACCCGGAACGGGCGTTCATGCTGTTCCAGTCGGTGATCGAATACCACGTGCCCAAGCTGGCACGCACCGAGAACACGGGCGCTGACGGTGGCCCGCAAGAGCACGTCATCCGGTGGGGCGGCGCGAGTACGTAATCCCGTACACGCCACGCGCAGCGTTCCTGCCATTCCACGAGCGCACGCAGCGATGGGCGTGCATCGTGGCCCACCGCCGGGCCGGCAAGACGGTGGCCTGCATCAACGACGTGATTCGTCGGGCCATCACGGATGGCAAAGCTGACGGTCGATACGCCTACGTCGCGCCGTTCTTGACGCAGGCCAAGGCGGTGGCGTGGGACTACCTGCTGCGCTACAGCGAGCCCATCACGACTGACCGCAACGCCTCGGAGTTGTGGGTGCAGCTCATCAACGGCGCCCGGGTGCGCGTGTTCGGCGCGGACAACCCGGACGCACTGCGCGGCATGTTCTTCGACGGGCTGGTTGCTGACGAGTTTGGCGACTGGAAGCCCAGCGTGTGGGGTGCGGTCATCCGGCCAGCGCTGGCAGACCGGCGCGGCTGGGCGACGATCATCGGCACGCCCAAGGGGCACAACGCCTTCTACAGCACCTGGAAGCTGGCCCAGCGCGACCCGGAGTGGTTCAGCCTGCAGCTGCGCGCCAGCACCAGCAACATCCTGGCGGCAGACGAGGTGGCCGACATGCGGCGCACGATGACCGAGGATCAGGCCGAGCAGGAGCTGGAGTGCTCGTTCGAGGCGGCCATCCTTGGCGCCTACTACGGCACCGAGCTGCGGCAGGCCGAGGCCGACGGGCGCATCACCGAGGTGGCCTACGACAAGGCGGTGCCGGTCTATACCGCGTGGGATCTGGGCTACAGCGACGACACGGCGATCTGGTTCTACCAGGTGGTGGCCGGCGAGGTGCACGTACTGCGCTGCTACGCCGCCTCGGGCAAGAGCTTGGATCACTACATCGACCACGTGCTGGACCAGCCGTACCGCTACGGCGGGCACTGGCTGCCGCACGACGCCAAGGCCAAGACGCTGGCCTCGGGCGGACGCAGCATTCAGGAGATGGTGCACGAGCGGCTGAAGAAGACCGCCATCGTGCCCAACCTGGGCCTGCAGGACGGCATCCAGGCCGCGCGCGCCATGTTCCCGAAGGTCTGGTTCGACGTGGGCTGCGAGGACGGCCTGGAGGCGCTCAAGCAGTACCAGCGGGAGTACAACGAGGACACGAAGGCGTTTCGTGACCGACCGCGGCACGACTGGACCAGCCACTACGCCGATGCGTTTCGCATGATGGCCGTGGCGTGGCGCGAGGAGCGCCAGCCGGAGAAAGAACCAAAGCCACGCTGGTGGCACGAACAATCGCTCGACGAACTGTGGGCCGAGACGCCCGCCGCACGCAGGAGAATCTGATGCCCACACCAGGACTGCCGCAGCCGAGCGCGGCCACGCCACTGACCTCGACCGGCGTCGTGCGCGGGAAATCCGGCTTCTACCACGGATACATCGTCACCACCGTGACCGGCGGCGCCGTGACGCTGTACGACAACGCCAGCGCGGCGAGCGGCACGGTCATCGACGTGATCCCAACCAGCACCGCTGCCGGCACCCGCGGCGTGCTCGCGCAGCCCGTGCCCGTGAGCAACGGCGTGTATGCGTCGTTTGCGTCCACCGGCACCGTGCTGTTTCTCCACGACGCCTGAGGTCGACCATGCCCAACTGGAACGGAGCAATTGACTGGACGAGCACCCTGCCGACGGGCTCGAGCCAGACCGCAGTGGTCGGCTGGCGCAACGTGCCCTCGGGCGGCTGGGTGGCGATGCCCAGCATCTTCCGCCTGCGTCTAATCGGCACCGGAATGGTCACCATCGACTCGCGTGACCGGCTGGGCACGGTGACCACGGGCGTGGAGACGTTCAGCGCGAGCGGTGCCACCAACCAGATCGAGTTTCCCTTTTTGGGCGACGCAGCCACCGAGATGCGCGCCACGTTCCCGTCGACCCTGACCGTTGAGGTGCTGTCATGAGTGGCTATCCCGTCAATCTCACCACGCTCATCACGGGCGAGAACCAGTCGCTGGGCGCGATGGAGGTCATCGACGGTGTGGGTGAGTATGAGTACGTCACTGCATCGTCTGCCAGCATCGTGCTGGGTTCAACCGGTGCGGCGGGCGATTACCTCGGCCGAATGATTTGCGTGGTGGTGTCGTCTGCTTCGTCGCTGGCACAGATTCACGACGGCACGACCACCATGACAATCATGCAGGCCAACACGACGCCGGGCACGTATGTGGTGCCGCTGGGCATCAAGTCGACCTCGGGCGGGTGGAAGCTGTCGACGCTGGGCTCGACACACGTCATCGCGGTGGGGGCGTTTACCTGATGGCGACCTACTACATTGACCCGACGGTGTCAGGGACGGGCACGGGCACGTTCAGCGATCCGTACAAATCGTGGGCGTCGGTGACATTTTCTGCCGGCAACGAATACCTGCAAAAGGGCGGCACCACGTTCAATGGCGGAATCAAGACCGCCGTCTCAGGTACCGCCACCGCCCCCATCATCATCGGCGCCTATGACGGGACCACCGGCCTGCGAGTCACTGGTGGAGTCAACCGCGCACGCATCAACGGCGCAACCTCTGCGCTGCCCGAGCATTACTGCATTTTCCTTAATACCGCCTCGTGGGTGACCATCGACAACCTTGAGCTTTTCGACAGCGGACTTGCGCCGACGCCTCCGCACAGCAACCTGACGGCGACGGCCATAGTGATCGGCAACTCGACCAACAACACGGTTTCAAACTGCTACATCCACGATGTGCGTGTGACGCCAGGGTCGATTGGCAACGAGGACCACAACGGCATCCAGATGTTCGGGTCGTTCCATCGGGTCATCAACAACGTCTTCGACAACATTCCCTGCGACGGCGTGTGGTTTCGAGGGTCGAACAACCTGATCGAGGGCAACCGCATCAGCCGGGTGTCGTACCAAAATGATCGCGGTGACTGCATTCAGGGCTCGGGCATCTCCGGCACGCGCTGCGACTTCAACGTGATCCGCAACAACTTTTGCGATCACCGGGCCAAAGCCGCAAAGCAATGCATATTTGTCGGTGGCATCAGCGGCGGAAACTGGACCGCTGGCAACGTCGCAGATTCGAACGTATGCCTTTTGCCGACGTGGGATGGCGTGGTCAACACGACGTGCCTGTACATGGAAGGCACGGATTGTGTGGTGCGCAACAACGTCTGCCAAGGCGGGTACGCAGGCATTTATGCTCACGCTTCAGGAAACAAGATCACGGGCAACGTGATGATTGGTAACCAACTGGGTTACACAAACACACCGGGTGTGCTCGGGACGCAGTTGGTCAACAACTACATCAGCGGCGCAACCAACTTCGGCATTTATGCGTTCGGTGACACCACCGCCCAGTTTTTAAACAACGTCATCGTAAACTGCAACAAGGGAATCTTTCGGGATGCCAGCGCCACCGAAAACTTCAATGCGTTCAGCGGCAACGTGGTCAACAACAGCAACCTTGCGCTCGGCGCGAACGACATCCTGACCGATGTCCGACCGTTTGTGGACTCCGACGGGTCGCTGAAAACCGGGGCGAATCCCCTCGCCACCGCAGGCACCTACGTGTCCGGTGTGACGCTTGCCAACGGTCGGCTGCGCCCCGGCTATGTGCCCATCGGCGCTTACATGGCCGTCCTGCCGCGCACCGCCCGCACCTGATGGACCTGCGTCGCATCCTGCGCGAGATCAGCGCCTACGAGCGCACGTTCTCCAAGTGGGAGACGCGCGGCGGCAAAGTCATCAAGCGCTACACCGGAGAGCAGGTCAAGCAGAACGCGGCGCAGTTCAACGTCCTGTGGGCCAACGTCGAGACGCTCGTGCCGGCCGTGTTCGCACGTGTGCCGCAGCCAGAGGTGACGCGCCGCTTCAAGGATTCCGACCCGGCCGCTCGCGTGGCTGCGCTGATGCTCGAGCGGGCGCTCGAGTACGAGATCCAGCACTACGACGACTACCGCATGGCCATGACGGCGGCGGTGCGGGACCGCTTCCTGCCGGGCCGGGGAATCGCCTGGGTGCGCTACGAGCCGCGGTTCCAGCAGACGCAGCTGCAGATCAGCGAGGACGCCGAGGAGCGCGTCGAGACGATCGACTACGAGTGCGCACCCTGCGACTACGTGCACTGGCGTGACTTCGGTCACCAGTGCGCCAGATCGTGGGAGGAGGTCAAGCTGGTCTGGCGCAAGGTGTCGCTGGACTACGACGCGCTGGTGGAGCGCTTCGGGCAGGAGGTCGCCGACGGCACGCCGCTGGATCAGTCGCAGGGCGAGGTGGGCCGCGACGACACGGCAAGCCGGCAGATGGCCAAGGCGACCATCTACGAGGTGTGGGACAAGGAAGACGGCAAGGTTGTCTGGGTCAGCAAGGGCCGCGAGGAGCCGCTCGACGAGCGCGAAGACCCGCTGGGCCTGCACGACTTCTGGCCCTGCCCGCGGCCGCTGTACGCGACGGTCACGACCGACAGTCTGGTGCCGATCCCTGACTTCACGGTGTACCAGGACCAGGCCGACGAGCTCGACCTCATCACGCAGCGGATCGGCGGGCTGGTGCGGGCGTTGAAGGTCACGGGCGTCTACGACGCATCGCAACTGAGCCTGCGCCGGCTGCTTGACGAGGGCACCAACGGCACGATGATCCCGGTGGATTCGTGGTCGGTGTTCAGCGAGCGCGGCGGCATCAAAGGGATGGTCGACTTCCTGCCGCTCGATCAGGTCGCCAGCGCGCTGCTGGGGCTGTATCAGGCCCGAGAGAACATCAAGAGCCAGATCTACGAGATCACCGGCATCAGCGACATCATCCGCGGCCAGAGCGCGGCCAGCGAGACGGCGACGGCGCAGGAGATCAAGGGGCGGTTCGCCAGCCTGCGCCTGCGTCGCATGCAGGAGGACGTGGCGCGCTTCGCCAAGGATCTGCTGCGCATCAAGGCCGAGATCATCTGCGCCCACTTCCAGCCACAGACCATCGCGCTGATGGCGGGCGTGGCGCAGATGCAGGAGCCGCCGGAGGTGATCGCGCAGGCGATGGCCATCCTGAAGAACGAGGATCTGCGCGGGTTCCGCATCGACATCACTGCCGACAGCCTGACGCAGCTCGACGACGAGGCCGACAAGCAGAGCCGCGTGGAATTCATGGCCGCGACCAGCCAGTTCCTCGAGCGCACCGTGGCAGCCGCGCAGGCCGCGCCGGAGTTGCTGCCGCTCATGTCCGAGATGCTGCTGTTCGGTGTGCGTGGGTTCAAGGTCGGCCGCACCGTCGAGGGCGCGTTCGACCGCACGCTGGCCATGCTCAACCAGCCCAAGCCGCCGCAGCCCAACCCGCAGGCCGAGGCCATGCAGGCCGAGATGCAGTTCCGCGCCGCTCAGATGCAGGCCGGGCAGCAGGCTGAGCAGGCCAAGCTGATGATCGAGCGCGAGCGCATGCAGTCGCAGGCGAGTCTTGAGCAGGTCAAGCTCCAGGCGCAGCAGGCCATCGAGGAGATGCGCCAGCGCAACGCCATGGAGATCGAGGCGATGCGCCAGCAGGCGGAGACCGAGCGCATGCTGCAGAAGGCCGAGATCGACGCGGCCATCAAGCGCGAACTGGCGCTCATGCAGCAGCAGGCCGAGGAGCAGCGCATGGCCATGGACCGTGCCAACACCGTTGGCGAGGTGACCAGCGTCGTCGGTGCGGTCTCGCAGCAGTTGCAGCAGATGATGGACGGGCTGGCGGCTGCACTGAAGGCACCTCGGCGCATCGTGCGCGGTAAGGACGGTCGCGCCGTGGGCGTCGAGGCCAACGGGCAGATGATGAGCATCGTGCGCGGCATCGACGGCAGGCTCGCGGCACTGGAGGCCATGGAGGCCGAGGAACACGAAATGGAGACCGACGATGGCGACCGGTGACGTCAAATGGTTCGCGCAGACCCTGCTGGACCTGGGCGAAAAGATCCACGACTTGAGCAGCGACACGATCAAGCTCGGCCTCATCACCAGCGCCACCACGCCCGCGGTGAGCACCAGTGACCCGCGCTGGGGCAGCGGTGGCGGCACGAACCTGACCACCAACCAGGTCGCCACCGGCACGAGCTACAGCAGCGGCGGCCCGGCCCTGACCTCGGTCACGTGGACGCTGGTGAGCGACGTGCCCACGCTGCGAGCGGCGAACGTCACCATCGCGCAGGACGGCAGCGGGTTCACCAATGCGCGCTGGGGCATCCTCTACAACGACACGGCGGCCGGCAAGCAGGCGATTGCCTACCTCGACCTCGGCAGTGATCGCAGCATCGTCGGCGGCAGCCTGACCATCGACTGGTCGGGTGCGAATGGCGACATCGTGACGATTACGCAGTCGTAATGAGCCTGCACGCCAACCGCGTCCAGATGACGGTGACCGGCACGCCCGGCACTGGAACGATCACGCTCAACGCAGCGACCTCTGGCTATCAGTCGTTCGGCACCGCCTACAGCAGCGCCAACGCTACGGTGGACATCCTCATTACTGAGGGCACTAACTGGGAAGTCGCTCGCAACTGCCTGTACACGCATTCTGGCACTACGGTTGACCGAGGCACGCTGGAGGCGTCCAGCAGCGGCAGCGCGGTGTCGTTTACCAGCGCGGCGATTGTCAGCGTCATCGCCACGGCGAACTTCGGCAATCGTGCCGAAAACGCGTTCCAGTCGCTCGTCCCCGGTGGCCGGCTGACGTTGGAATCTGGCGTGCCAGTGCCGACGACGGACCAGACCGCAAAAACTACAATTTACTACACCCCGTACCAGCACAACATCATCACGCTGTGGGACGGCGGGCAATGGGCGCCGACGGCGTTTACCGAAACGTCGCTGGCACTCGGCACTTTGACCAGCGGTGCCAATTACGACGTGTTTGGTTTTTTGTCGTCGGGTGTGTTGGCGTTGGAAATGCTGGTGTGGACCAACAATACGGCGCGAGCCACAACGGTCACGCTGCAAGACGGACGCTACTGCAAGTCTGGCGACAAAACGCGGCTGTATCTCGGCACGTTTCGCACGACATCAACGACCCAAACGGAAGACAGCGGTTTTATTTCGACAACCGCCGCTCGCAAGCGATTTGTCTGGAACGCTTACAACCGTGTTCGGCGTGTTGTGGCAATCGAAGAAGACACCGCTTCGTGGACTTACGCCACGATAAATACCGCACGACAGGTAAGAGCATCTGCGGACAATCAAGTCGAAGCAATTTGCGGCCTCGCGGGCGAAGCGCAGATTGGCCTAGATTTTAACCTCACAGGTGGCAACAACGTTGTTGGCGGCAGTTGTGCGTGCGGCATTGGATATGACGTAACAAATGCGTTAGCGTCGTATTCGTCTAGCAGTTACACCGCGTCGTATAGCGGAAACGCAAACACGGCTTTGTTTTTGCACGCTCATTTGTCGATGCATATGGAGCTTGGCTACCACTATTGGGCAATGCTTGAGGCTGTTTTTGGCGCCGCCGCAACTGGTACGTTTTATGGTTCTAGTTCCCCGGCGCGTAAATCAGTGATGGTTGGGTGGGTGGAAGCATGATTGCGACATATTTGACTCAGCAAATCCAATGCGTTGGTGTAACTGATTACGGCGACGGACGTTACGAGATTCAATTCGCGGATCGCCCGACTCGCCTTGCGACTGACGTTGAGGTGCGGGCCGCAGCCAAAGCGGCGAAGAAAGCCGAAATCAAGCAAGTCGCTCGCGCCCGCATCCTCGCCCGCTATCCCGAGTGGATGCAGGCCAACCTGACCGCCCGAGCGGTTGAACTGGTCAGCCTCGGTCAGACCACCGGATCGGAATGGGGCCAGATGCAGGCGATCTGGGGCTGGATCAAAGCCACTCGCGCTCGCAGCGACCTGCTGGAATCTGATGTGGACAACTGCACCACCGTCGAGGCGGTCGAGCAACTGACTATCGGCGGTTGGCCGGAATAAGGAACAAAAATGACAGATAACGTAGTTCTTCCCGGCACCGGCGAGTCGATTGCCACTGACGACATCAGCGGTGCCCAATACCAGCGCA